CACGTTGCGAACGCGCTCCGGGCCTACGGCCGGTTCGTGTCGTGGGAGCCCGGGGGAAACGGCGTCCTCCTGCGGCCGGCCGGCCGGAATAAGAAGAAAATGATCGAATCCGCGCTGGCGTGGCCGCTGAACAACGGGAAAATGTTCTACTCGGACGCTTGCCCGTCCAATTACATCGACCGGATCCTCATGGAGATGCGGAATTTCCCCGTTTGGCACGATGACGGAATCAATATGTTCGCCTACCTGTACGACATTCTCCGCGATTTCTTCTTCGGAATGGTCGAGGAAGCCTCGGAAGCGGAGAAGCGGAAGCGGTATCAACCGAAGCCGGCCGTTCGCGGCTGGATGAGTATGTAGGGGGTCCCGTGGCCGAAACCGACACCGAAGGTCAGAACTCGAAAACCCCGAACGAGCGTATCGGGGTCTACAAGGGCTGGCACAGGGAAGCGAAAGAGCTCTCCGTCGATTGGAGAAACGACTCGAGCGAGGATGGCCGGTTCTACCACGGTGGCAAGGGCCAATGGAAAGACGCGGATATAAAAACCCTCGAGGCAGAGGGCCGGCCGGTGTTCTCCATCAACCGGGTCAAGCCCACGATCGACTTGCAGAAGGGAATCGAGATCCGCAGCCGGACCGATATCTCCGCGCGCCCCCGGGGCGCCAAGGACGGGGGCACGGCAGACGCGATCACTTCCGGCTTCAAGTATGTCCAGGATCAAAATAACGCAGACCACAAGATTTCAGACGTTTTCTTCGACGGGCTGAAAGCCGGCATCGGATGGGTCGAGATTTGCGAGAACGAGGATCCGATGGAGGAAGAAGTAGCCGTCAACTATTGCGATTGGAGAAAGGTCGGTTGGGATCCCCTCGCCCGGGACCTTCTGTTCGACGATGCCCGGTTCATGTTCAAGGAAAGATGGGTAGACCTCGAGGTTGCGAAGAAGAAATGGCCCGAAAAAGCCGACGAGCTTGCGACGGGCATCGAGGAATTGAAGGGAGAAGGCGGGAGCACACACGTTCAGGTGAAACCCGATCAGTACAAGTCCGGGGAATCGGTGCAGTATGTCGATTCCCACCGGAAACGGGTCCTCATCGTGCAGATGTATTTCAAGAAGCCCACGGACGCCGTGTTCCTGAAACTGAAAGACGGCATGGTGAAGGAGATAGACCCCCAGGTTCTCCTGGCGAATCCTTCGATCGTCGCGTCCTCGTTCATCATCAAGGTCATCAGGAAGCCCGTGGACAAGATTTGGAGATGCATCTTCTCGGGGGAAACCGTCCTCGAGGAAGAAGCTCCCATCCTGGCCAAGCACAACCGCTACCCGCTTATCCCGTTCGTTTGCTATGTGGACGAGGACGGGAATCCGTACGGGATGATCCGGAACATGAAGGACCCGCAGCGGGAAATCAACAAGAACCGATCGCAATACTCCCATATCATCACCACCCGCCGCGTGTTCTTCGAGACGGGGGCGTTGAAAGACCCCCTCGGGGCACAGAAACAGATCAGCCGCCCGGATGCGTGGATCGAGCTCAACCCCGGCGCCCTGAACATGAAGAAATTTCAGTTCCAGCAGGATACCGCCGTGGCCGCGGAGCATTTCAAGATCATGCAGGAGGCGAAGCAGGAGCTCCAAGAAGTCTCGGGCTCGGTCGAGGAACAGATGGGACAGCAGACGAACGCGCGGTCCGGCGTGGCCATCGAGGCGCGCCAGCGCCAGGGAGCGACCGTCAACACGGAGCCCTTCGACAATCTCCGTCTGATGAAGCGGCGCATGGGAGAGCTTATTCTCTCGGAAATGCGCCGTCTTTGGACGTACGAGAAGATGATCCGGATCACCGACGATCAGACCGGCGCGGATAAATTCGTCACGTTCAACCAGGGCGGGACGAATATGCTCTCGCAAGGCCGGTACGATATCGTCGTGTCCGATCACCCGGAGACGGACACCACCAGGAATTGGATGAGCCGGACCCTGATGGACTTCGCCTCGAAGATGAGCCCGGATGTTGCCTTGCCCGTCATGCAAGTGGCCTTCGAGATGGCCGATATCCCGAACAAGGAGAAGGTCCTCGAGAGGCTGGCCCAGGCCGCGGCGAAGCAGGACGAGCTGACGCAACAGAAGATCCTTGCCGATGCGATCAACAAGACGAAGCCCCCCGCGGCGCCGGCAGCTCCCGCGAAGGAAGAACCGAAACCGATGGGCCCCGCGCAGCCCGGGATCACCCCGGAGGAAGCCCTGGACAAGATCCTCGCCGGCGAAACATGGGGAGGGGTCACACAGATCAAGGATTCCACCGTCGAGAAAGCCGCTGAATTTCTGAAAGCTCCAAAGCCGCCTGCCGATGGCGTAAAACCGGCCTCGCCTCCCAAGGCGTAAAAAGGGGGAATCATGGGTGCAGATCAAGCAGAACTGTTCGAGGAAAGAGAGTACACGGAAGCGGAGCTCACCGGCGAAACCGTGCCGGATCCTCCCCCGGCCGACCCCGCAGCCCCTCCGGTGCCCCCGGACCCGGGCGCGGCCAACCCGGGAAAGCCGGCTGAACCGGCAGCGGAACCGGGGAAAGAACCGCCTCCCCCGGAAACACCCGCGGCGAAGAAAGAGGATCGGGTTGTGCCGTACGCGGCGCTGCATGAGGAACGCCTTGCTCGGCAGCGGTCCGATGCGGAAAACAAAGCCCTGAAAGCGAAGCTTGCCGAAACGCCGGCGAAGGAACCAAACGTCCTCGAGGATCCGGAGGGCGCCTTTCGGGCTCTCCAAGAAAGGGTCGAGACGCTGCAACAGGAACTCCTGAGCCGGGATATGGAAACGAGGATCAAGGCCGAAGTTCCGGATTTCTTCGATCAGGCTCCCGTCATGGAGAAGCTGCTCCAGGACGAAGGGATGTCGGAGGATGCCATCCGGTCCATGATCGGATCCGTCGGGGTCGAGGCACCTACGCTGTTCAAGGTTCTCTCGAAGCTCACGAAAAGCCCCGATCCGGCAGCTTTGAGGACGCAGCTCACCGCGGAGCTCACGCCGGCGATCACGGCCCAGGTAACGAGGAACCTCATGGAGAAGTTCAAGATCGTCGATTCCGGGACGAACCTGGACAGGCTCCCCGGGGCCCCCGCTGACGGGAAGATCATCGTCGATGGAGAGAAGGAATTCGCAAAGCTTTCCCCCGAAATGCAGGAAAAGTGGCTGCGCGGGGAATAAAAACCAAGGAGTAACCGAACCATGGCCGAAACAGAATTTGGAGTAAACCACGCATTAGCCGTGAAGCGTTGGAGCACTTCGCTTGCCCACGAAGCGGAGAAAAGGCAGTATTTCGCCAAGTTCATCGGATCCGTCATCACCAAGCTCACCGACCTCGAGAAGAAAGTCGGAGACAAGATCACCCACGGTCTGCGCATGAAGCTCCGGGGCGCCGGCGTCACGGGGGACGCGACCCTCGAGGGGAACGAGGAAGCCCTGACGTACTACGACGATGCGGTTCTCATCGACCAGCTTCGTCACGCGGTCCGGTCGAAGGGCAAGGCATCGGAAATGCGGGTCCCGTACAGCACCCGCAAGGAAGGCCGGGACGCGCTGGCGACCTGGTGGGCCGAACGGTTCGACGAGCTCATTTTCGTCTACCTGTCCGGCGCCCGTGGCGTGGACTCCACCCTCACCCTCCCGCTGACCTTCACGGGATTCGCGGGGAACGCCCTGAACGCTCCGGACTCGGCGCACCTGCAGTTCGCCAACGGGTTGGCGAAGGCGACGATCACCACGGCCGATATCCTCACCCTCGGGGAGATCGACCGGCTGGTGGAGAAGGCCGAAACCGTCGATCCGATGATTCAGCCCATCATGATCGACGGCGAGAAGCACTACGTCCTTCTGGTACATCCGTACCAGGCGACCGACCTCCGGACCAACACTTCGGCGGGTCAATGGCAGGACATCCAGAAGGCGGCAGGGGCGCGCGGCGCGTCGAATCCGATCTTCAAGGGGTCCCTCGGGATGTACAACAACGTCATCATGCACTCCCACCGGAACGTGGTCCGGTTCAGCGACTACGGCTCCGGCACGAACCTCCCCGCGGCCCGGGCCCTGTTCCTCGGTGAACAGGCCGGCGCGATCGCCTTCGGGAACGGCGGCGGGGATACCGTCTCTCGGTACTCCTGGGTCGAGGAACTGTTCGACTACAAGAACAAGCTCGGCGTCTCGGCCGGGTCGATCTTCGGCATCAAGAAGTCCGTTTTCAACTCGGCCGACTTCGGCGTGATCGCGTTGGACACCTACGCGATCGCCCATTAACGGAGGGGGGACACCATGGCGTCTACCTTCCAGAGTGACAATGTAAAAAACGGCAAGCCGGCACGGACCGGGCTTGCGGCCGGATCCGTCTCCGGTCAATACACCTTCCTCGCGGCCCTTGTGGATGAGGATATCATCCAGATGGTCAAGATCCCCGCGGGGGCAACCGTCACCGATTGGGTCCTCGATATCCCGGCGACCGGCCTCGACACCGGGACCGCGATCGTGTGGGCTCTCGGGGATGGGACAACGGAAGCCCGTTACGTCACGGGCGCCGTGCAGGGGCGGTCCTCGGCCGGCGCGCTTGTCCGTCCGGGTTCCACGGGCTCCGTTGTGGGGTCCTCGCAGTTCAAGTACACCGCGGAGGACACCATCGACTTCAAGGTGAAAACCGCGCCGACCACCGGGGTTGCCGAAGGCATCCTCAAGCTCACCGTTTTCTACACGATGGATCCGTAGGGGGGGGGCGCTATGGCGACAACCTTCTATTCGGCTCCGTGCGCGGTAGGAAGTGGCATCCAACCCCGGGCGAAGCTCAATTACGAGACGGTTTCGGCCGTCTACGCCCTGACCGCGGCGCTCGAGCTCGATGACCTGATCCACATGGTCAAGATCCCGGCCGGCGCGACCCTCCTGGACGTTATCCTCGACGTTCCGGACCTCGACAGCGACGGATCCCCGGCGATCACCTTGAGCGTCGGGTATACGGGGGCGCTCGAGGCTTTCATCAGCCAATCCACGGTCGGACAGGCGGGGGGGATTGTCCGTCTCTCCGTCCCTGGGGGATCGCAAAAGCTGTTCGCGGCCGCGGATACGATCCAAGTTTCCGCGACGGCGGCGCCGGCGACCGGGGCAACCGAAGGCACGATCAAGCTCACCGCGCTCTACACCATGGACCCGTAGGCCGGCAACCAACCTGACGGGGAGGGGGATCATCCCCTCCCCACCTTGAAACGAGGGACCCATGAGAAAAGCGATTGTCTTTGCAATTCTGATGCTGTTTCTGATGGCGGCGCCGGCGCTGGCCGTCACGTTCACGGCCGTCGGGACGGAACACCAGGGCCCGTTCACGGCAATCACGGGCGTTGACAATTCCGTACTCTATGTTGTGACCTCGACCGGAAAGCTCTATTCACAGGCGATCGCCACGGGGGCGCTCACCCTGCTTGCGACCATCCCGGGGGAAAAGATCACGGCAATCGTCTATCCCGCCTCCGGAACGTACACCTACATTGGGACCGCAAGCGGGAGGATCTACCGGCATACGATCTCCGGGAACGCCATTTCCAAGACCACCCTTGCAGCCTGTACCACCCCGGGAGCCGGGATCGCGGCGATGAAATGGGACGCGACTCTTACGACAATCTGGCTCATCACGAACAAAGGGAAAACGTATTTCTGCACTCCATAGCCTTCGGAACACCACGCGCGGGGCCGGGAGGGATCGCGCGATCCTTCCCGGCCATGAAAAGGGGTGGGCATGAATTACGCGGAACTGTCACAAGCGATTTCCGAATGGTCGAGCAAGGATTCGATCGACAAGGTGATGCCGACGATCATCCGATTCGGCCAAAGGGATCTCGAGGACAATCTACGGATTCGAGCGATGGAGTATCACCCGACAACCGCATCGGTGACAGCGGGTTCCAGCTACCTCGCCCTACCCGCGGATTTCCTCGAGATGATTTATGCACAGATTATTTTCCAGAATGTGAAGTATCCCCTCGATGTTCGCGTGGCCCCTCGGGACCACAACGAGGCTTTCCAGAGCACGACGGACACGGGGATGCCCGAAGTTTGTACCCTCCTGGGGGATAATCTGTACTTCGACGTTCTGACGGATCAAGCCTACACCCGCGATTGGGCCTACTACCGTCGCCTTCCCGTGCTGACCAAAGACACGACTGTTCCCGTCGGGGGCTCGGCTCCCAACTCGAATTGGTGGAGCGAGAATGCGGAGGAAGCGTTTCTGATGTCGTGCCTGAACAAGCTCTCCCTGTACGTTCCAGGGATCCCGGATGGAGACAAGAAAAAATGGGCCGAAGCGGCGCTTACGACCAAGCAAGCCCTGAAAACCCGTGAAGCTCTTGAAAAAACCGGTGGGACCACGCTCCGATCGGCAAATTGGAAATAGGGGGAAGAAAATGAGAGACAGATTCCTATTCGTTTTCATCGTGGCTTGTTTCATGGCGCTCGGGTTCATCGTGGCGCCGGCCTTCGGGTTCGACTCCTATCGGCAATCGGCAACCCTGACGGGGGGCGCGGTCGCGGATAATACGACCGTGACTTTCACCCTTCGCGCCGGCGTCCCAAAGGCGATGTACCTATACGTTCCGACGATCGACTCCGCGGCGATCGCCTTGAGTTGCAGCGTGGACGGAACGGCCTTCGGCACCATGGCCACGAATTACAGCGCAACGGCGCTCATTGATTTCACCTACGCGGCCACGACGGGCGGGAAGGTTCTGAAACTTCCGGACATATCCGCTTGCCGGAAGCTGAAAATCACGGCCGGCGCAGCGCAAGGCTCGAATCGAACCTTCATCCTTTTCGGTAACTGACGGGGGTTTTCGTTGGCGATTGATCTTACCAAGGAATCTTCTGTGGCGAACGGCAGCGGTAATACGACCACGCTCAATGTGCCGGCGAACACGGTGGACGGAGATTTCCTTCTGGCGTGGATCTATGTCCAAAGCAACACCGACAATCACGCCTCGGCGAATGGATTTACAAGAATCGTGAATCAACTCAACGCAACCGGGAATATATCCAGGGCTTCTCTTTGGTGGAAAAGGGCATTAGGAGAGGGCGCAACCGTTGTATTCACTCATGGGAACTCGACTCGCTCCGGTTGTATTAAGCGATTCCCGGGAGTGATCGCAACGGGGAATCCCCTGGATGCCTCGATTTCGCTGAACTCGGTGGAGCTTGGCCAGGTAGTCACTTGTGCTTCCATATCGACAGGAAGTAGCAATTCGGCCGTTGTTTTGGTTGGAGCTCGGGTCGCGGCTCCGACATGGACACTTGAAACATTAACCGCCAGGATTAAACAGGACGGCGTAAATGGCGGGGCCTCAATGTTTGCCGACATTCAGGCGGCGGCGGGGGCCACGGGGGTTCATACAGCAAAAAACGGAACGACGAATCATTATCTGCACGGGGCTTTGATCGCCCTCAAGCCTCTCGTAGAAGAAACAACCTATATGCCTGACAAGTGGTGGAGAAACACCGAACAGCCCCCGGCCTTTTTGCACAAGAATCGGATCGTGGGCTACTAAACCCGGGAGGGAAAGACCATGGCTCGAAGCTACGGGATCCAGAACACGGCAGCAATCGCAAGCGCCTCGTTTCCGCAGTTGTGCATCTTCATGGCGACGGCCGCGGGGGTCCGTGCCAAGATTTACGAATTCCTCATCAGTTCCTCTGCAACCCCGGCCGACAACGCCTCGCGGTTCTCGATCGACCGGCAAACGACAGCGGCGCCCACGGGGGGATCGGCTCCGACGATCGCTCCGCTGGAATTCGCGGATCCCGCGGCCCTCGTCTCGGCATACCAGGCGGCGACGGGCGGCTGCACGATGAGCACGGTTCTCATGCTCGTCGCGGTCAACCTCCGGGCGACCTTCCGGTGGGTAGCAGCGCCGACGAAGGAATTCGTCATCCCGAACACGCAGTACGCCGGCATGGGGATCCGATCGGCGGCGCAGACGGGCGCGTACAACGTCGATACCTCTCTCTATTGGGAGGAATGATGTTCAACGCGACCGCGCGGAAGCCGGCCGGCAACGTCCTCATCACCGAACCGGGGGCGCCGGCCAGGGAATTCGACACTCTCCAATGCGTCCATTGCGGAGGCCATTGGCAAGTGATCCCCGGGTCGGGGATCCTCCGGGGCTTCTGCACCCGCTGTCACGGGCCGTTCTGTGGGCCTCAATGCGCGACCTGTCTCCCGCATGAGAAGTGGCTCGATCAGATGGAACGCCAAGGAGCGAAACGGCCGTAATGCCTCTCCAATGGCAATATCAGATTCGCGCGGAGCTTCTGCCGGCCGACAAGCTAACCGGCGATTGGGACGAGCGAACAGATCCAGGGAAGTGGGGCCCGATCCTCCCCGCCGTCTATTTCCCGGATATCCGGTTCCGGAAGGCCCTCCTGCCGGCGATCCGGACGCACATCAGCACGGCGGCGCCGCTTTCGGAAATGGTTTGGAAGTTCACGATGGACAAGTGGGCTCCAAAACTGCCTGACATTCAGTTCCGGGCGAGATATCTCTCGAAGGCGATTCAGCCGAACATCTCGACGGAGCCCCGAATGGCTGCATCCGTAAATCACGGGTGGGGGTGGAATGAAACCGTGGACCCGGAGAAATATGGCCCATACCTCCCGGCGCGCCGATACGAGAGGGCCTACCTGACGGCCGCGGTTCTCTCATATCCAACGTACACGGAGGAAATCTGGCGATACGGTGGACGGGCATCCCTGACGTTCATCATGGAAAAAACAAAGACTCGATTCTGATGGGGGAGCGGAAATGAAAAAGATATTTGGTTTCCTTGCAATTCTCGTCACGATCGCGGCGGTTGCCTTCGCCGTTCCCCTGACTCCCGGACTCGGGATCGCGCCCGGGCCCGTCCGTCAGCTCACGACTTGGCACTCCTTCGGGGGGTTCCAGCTCTCATCTACGACCATCACGATCGGCTCGAGTGGGACCTGGTATCCGATCCATAACGCCACGGACAATCTGTGGGTCGCCATCAACGGAGACGGGGTTTCCGTAACGAACGACAATCTTGTGTTCGCCAACAAAGGCGACTACATGGGGCACATGACGATCTCGATTTCCGGGACCAGCGGCGACGATATTTTCGTCCGGGCCTTCAACGTCACCGACAACGTGGCTTCGGGCTACACGATCGGAGTCACCACCACGGGGGCATCAAATTTTCAGGGGCTTTCCCTTCCCCTGCACTTACAAGCAGACGCGGCGAACAAAACCTTTCGATTCGAGGTTATGAACAACACCGCGGGGCGAAACATCACCGCGCGGAGCTCGGTGTATTTCATTTTCTATCTCCACGATTAGGGAGCGGCCATGATTGCTTTCGTCCGGTACACCACGGGGCTCGGGGATGCGGCACTCTACGCGAGGATCCGGAACGCCACGGGGCAGTTTTGGGATTTCGTCGCGCTCTCCTGGGGCGTCATCGGAACGGATTGCAAGGCTTTCCTCGCGGAGTATGCCGACTCGGATCCGGCGACCTCCTATTTCGCCGCGGAGATCGTCGTGCCATTCAACGGCGTCTTTTGCATCGAGATCGTGGTCGATTCGACGAGCCTTGTCATCGGGTACGAGTCCACGAAGGACGCCGCGGCCGACGTTCCGGAGACGGGGCTTGTAGTGGCCGACGCAAGCAATTCGATCATCAGCTTCAAGACCGATCTCCCCTCCACCACGGACAATTACTGTTCGGGGTCTTTCGTGAAGTTCATCGCCGGCGCGCTCATCAATCAGGTCAAGAAGATCGCCACACCCGGGTACGGGGGAACGTCGAAGCTGATGCTCGTAACTTCCGGGTTCACGGAGATCCCAACGGCAGGGGATCGGTTCATCATCATCAATCAGTAGGGGGGGCGAAATGACGATCATCGCGGCGAATTTGGCATTCTACCTGACCGGAGGGGCCGGGAACGCGCTCCCCGCCGCGTCCCTCGGGGGAGTGATCTCGAATACCGCCTTCACCGACAACACCCTCCAAAACCTGTTCGCCAACGTCACGCCGGCCGAAGCTCTCGCGGGAAGCGTGAAGTACCGGGCCCTGTCGTTCAAGAACCTCGCCGCGGAGACGGCGTACGGGGCCATAATTTATCTCTCCCAGGAAACGAGCTCGGCCGATACGACCGTGGCGATCGCCTTCGATTCTACCGGGACGCAGAGCGTAGCCGACGAGGACACGGCGCCGGCCGGCCTATCCTTCTCGACGCCCCTCTCCCTGGCCGCAGGGATCGCCCTGGGCGATATCGCCGCCTCGGGGGTGGCACGGATATGGTTCCGGCGCACGGTAACGGCAGGGGCGGCTGTGGCGTCCGACACGGGCAAGTTTACCGCCGTGGTGGGATCGGCGCCGTAGCATGAGCTTCTATATCCTTCGAGACGAGTATTCCATCTCGGTCGAAAAGACCGCGAAATGGAATCTTTTCGAGGGAGTGTCGAAGGAATTTATCTTCAAGTACAGCGTTTTCCTCCGGGTGCTCAAGGAATTCACGGCTTCTTGGTATATTCTCGTATACGTCACGAAGGAATTCACGTTTCTTTGGGATGTGTACTCTTACATCGGCAGGGAAATGACTTTCTTGTATCGGATCGCCATGGATTACAGCGCGAAAGCGAAGTACCGATTCTCGAAGGAAGGTTCGATAACCCGATTTTTCAGGAGTGGCAGGAATGGATGATCCTGTCCTGACAGCGACTCTTTCAGGGAAGAAGGCCATTCTTCTGACCTGGACCTACGGGCAGAACGCTAACTTTGAGATATTCTGGAAATCGAGCGTCCCGGCCGGACAAGACATGGTTCTTCTCGGAAGCACGAACGCCTTTTCTTTTACCACACCGGATCTCGAGCCGTCGAAAACATATACTTTTTACGTCCGGGCCAATGTGGGATTGATTTACCAATTCAGCAACACGGTAGAGCTATTTGTTTCGTGCGGGGTGGGGGTGGTTCTTGTTGCGGATCCCCCGCCTTCTCCACCGGAACAAAAGCGGGATATCTATGCGGCGGCAAGCTCGGATGACATATTCCAAAGGTTTTCCGGGACAGGGAGTTTCGGCCCTCTTAGTCAAACATTCAGATCATGGGCGGGGGTTTGCATTGGATTAAACGGAGACGTATACGCCTCTGCGGGGGATCGAGTCTATGTCCGTGCGGGAGGGCAGGGGGATTTTATAGATATCGGCGGGCCTCCGGTTGTCCCTGCAATAGTAAGCGGCAATTTTTGGGGAATGTGTGCGGCATCGAACGGAGATATCTACCTCGCGCATTATACGGGCGGGGCCGCGAACGATATCTATGTCCGCGTGGGAGGGGTCGGGAATTTCGTCGGAACAGGAGCGCCCTCCGGGAAACAATGGACTTACCTGGCAGCGGCGCCAGATGGAAGCATATATGCGGCTCACTCCAATTTCGGGGTTGCAGATATTTACAAAAGGACCGGAGGGGCTGGATCTTGGGGGGCCCTCGGGCTGAATCATTTTATAGGCTGGCAAGGTTTGGGGGCCGGGGTTGACGGTACGATTTATGCCTGTAGTAATTTCGGCGGCGCAGGTATTTATAAGAGCATAAACGGCGGGGCTACTTTTACTTCGCTATGGCCTGTTGTGCGGCTATGGCAGGGGATGGGAACGACGAGGAATGGAGACGTTTACGCCACGGTAGCGGGGGGAGATATCTGGATGCTTCCATTCGGAGGAACCGACTTTCTTGCTCTCGGGGCGCCTTTTAAGTCTTGGGCCGCAATCGGATCGAGGATGTTCTGACCATGGAGAATATAATTAAATCTCCGATCGAGAAATTTCCGGTTCAATTTAATTTCTCGACGGACTTCCTTGAGGGGGAGATCGTTTCTTACGAGGCGCTGACCTGTATAAATTCAGCGACAGGGGTTGACAGCTCGGCCTCCATTATCGACAGCTCCGCGATCGACTCTCCGGATGTGTCCGTGGTCCTGAAAGGCGGGACGGAGGGAGACGAGCACACGATCCAATGCGTCATAACGTCGAACCTGGGGAACATCTATCAGCGTGACCTCCTTCTCCGGATCGCCACGGTCGTAACGGACAGTTTCAACAAGCAGCCGGCCGATCGCCTCCTGTTCGATGTGAATTATTCGCGGCGCCTCGAGGGGGGAGACGCGATCGCTTCTGGCGCGGTCCTCGTCACGAAGGAATCGGACGGGACGGACGTTTCAGCGACGATCGTAGCCCTCATCGAGACGATCACCCCCAGGGTGGGGGTTCATGTCGCGGCAGGATCCGATGGGGAAACATACCTCCTTGGAGTCCGGGGCACGACGGCCGCGGGGTATGTCTACGAGAAAAACGTCCGTATGTCTGTCCAGGAGATCCCATAATGCCGGTGAAAACCGTTCCCGTGAGAGAGCTCGACAAGGGCATCAACAAGCAATTCCCCGGGTCGATGGTCTTGTGGTCGGACGGAAGAAACGTGCGATTTACACCCGGATTCGTTTCAAAGACGCCCGGGAAGTTCTGGCTTGCGACGAGCTTTGGGGCCCTTCCCGTCCGCGCGACTTTCTCCTTCATCGGGACCGATGGGGAATTGAGGACGATCGTTTGCTGCGATGAAGCGGTCTACGCCTACAACTCGGATTTTACCTCGTACACCACGATCACCCCCTCGCCGGCGCCGACCGGGGGGGAAACGGACTTCTGGCAGTTCGAGCTTGTGGCCGGCCTTCCGATCCTATCGAACGGGAAAGACGCAATCTGGAAGTGGGCTTCATACGCTGGCGTCCTGACGGCCTTGACGGGAGCCCCCACCTGGGCCAAGAGGATTTCGAGCTGCTTACACCGTCTCGTCGCGTCGAATCTGCAGGAGGGAGGGTACACCTATACCGGACGGGTTCGATGGACAGAGCCCGGAAATCCTGAAAATTGGACGATTGACGAGACAACGAAAGCTGGCCGGTTCGATATCGTCAATTTCAATACCGGCGTTTCGGCAATCGAGAACGTCAAGGCGCAAGTGGCTTCGGGGCAAAGGATGTTCTTTTTCGTGGAGCGGGGGCTTTGGGTTTCCGACTTCGCCCAGGCGACGAAGCAATTCATCCCGATCGACCCGGAAGCGGAGATCCTTGCCTCCCGGGCGGTTTGCAAACATGGGGATCATATTTATTGGCTCGGGAAGAAGGATGTTTTCCGGACGGGCGCGGCTGGCCAGGGAAAAAGCGAACCGATCGGGCTACCGATGCGGGATGAGATTTTCGACAACCTGAACGCGGCGTATACCTCTCTCGCGTTTGCTTTCTCAATGCCCGGAACGGATGAGGTATGGTTCTGCGTGGCGACGGGATCCAACACGGTCCCGGATACCGCGTACATCTACAACGCGGAATTGAAGGTTTGGTCTATTCAGGGAATCAATTTTTCTTGTCACGGCGAAAAGGACCTCACGGGGATCCCCCTCGAGATCGTCGGGAACGCAAGCGGGGATATTCTGCGGCTTGATTACGGAGACAACGATTATTTCGCTTCGATCTACCAGGCGATCGACGGCCGGATCGAGTCCGGAGACATGAGCTTCGATAACCCGGATCGAATGAAAGTGATCGCGGAAGTGATTCCGGACCTCAAGGAACAGACCACAGTTTGCGAATTACTCGTACAGGTAGGTGTCCGGAACCGCTTGGGAGAGGACATCAAGTGGTCGGATCCGGTAGCTTTCACGATCGGCGTTTCTCAACGATGCGATTTCAGCGCGTTTCGGAAGGAAGGGAAGTGGGTCCGGTTCCGGTTCTACTCGAACCAAAGAGATACGCCTTGGTCGTTGTCGGGCTTCACCATAAACTACGAGCTCAGGGGGACAAGATGAACAGCTCCAACGTGATCGGAATGATGCCTCAACCGAAAGTAGACCCAGGGAGGGCGCAGCTCATCCTGGGGCTTCTACCAAGTCAGAATCAGTTTCTCCTGAACGCCGTGGCGCCCGTGATCCTGCCCGGGCTCAAGGAGCTCGCGGAAGCGTCCATGGAGGAATTCACGCCCTACCAGGTGATGAACGATATCCTGTACGGCGCAAAGCAGCTCCACCTGGGGTATGCCGACCGGATAGGGATCAAGCCGGAACAGTTCCAGGAGACGTTTGCGAAGAAACTGATGGAGCCAGCAAAGGATTTCGTGGGCTTCTCGGTGATCGAACCTCTCCGAAATGCCGGATTCCATATTTTCGCGGTCTACATCGTGCCCGAATTCCGCGGGTCGAACATGATGAAAAACGGCCTTGAATACCTTGAGGCAGAGGCAAGGAAGATGGGATCTCCCTATATTTCCCTGTCCACGGCGCACGGGAACGGGATCGCGTTTTCTACTCTCGGATACGTCGAAACGACCTCAAACTACAGGAAGAAGCTCGGGGGATAGGCCATGTTCCTGTGCGGATCGCATCGTAAGCTGTTCGCGTTTCTCGAGGAATCCCCCTCGAGGCGGGATCGGTTTGAGGATCGGTTCGCTTGCGAAGGCGGCGGGGGTGGTGGTTCGCAGGATATGGTAACGATGACCAATCTCCTGCCGACCTATATCACGGGGATCCAAACTTGGGCGACCGCTTACTTATCCGCGGCGATGTCCATGATGTCCGACCCGGGGAACTTCACGGAGTACCCGGATCCGACCTATGCGGCTCAGAACGCGAATGAGCTTGCCGGGATCGCGGCCCTCGCCGCGCGCGGAACCTCGGGGGCCCTTGTCGAAGCCGATGGGAAGGAATACCTCCGGAATCTGTACGACGGCTTGCTCATCAACACGAATTCCAAAATCGCCGCTTTCTACGCAAAACGGATAGAGGCGCTTCTCGAGGAATTCGATGAATCGGTCATGCCGATCATCCAGCATCAGCACGTTTTCGCCTTCGGGGGCAGCGATCACAACGTAGCGGAGGCCCGGGCGGCGAAAATAATGATGGCGAAGATCAACGAGATCGCCAAAATGTTCTACGACGATTACTTGATCGAGCGGCAGTTGCAGCATCAGGGGATGGCTCACGCGACCCCGTACGGGCTTCAATGTATCCGGGACGGGGAAATGCTCCGACAGGCTGGCGCCTACGAGCGAGAGTACGCCCAGGGGGCGCTGCAGGACGCTTGGGACCACTACAACGAAGTGCTCATCCTGCCGGTCCGGAACCTCGATATTGCGGGGAACTCTATCAAGACCATCCTCTCGACCTCGAGGACGCAGACCACGCAGTACCACAAGCCGTCTACCCTCTCACAGATCGCCGGCTTTGCGATCGCGGGGCTGTCTCTCTATTCGATGTACTCCGGGACCTCCATGAACCCGTACACGAAAAACCTCTCCGTGTCCGCGGCGGGAGCTCAGGCGGGAGCGAAGGCATATACTCCCGGGATGATGGGATTTGACCGGGAAAATCCCGAAATGATCGGACAATAGAATGTCCACCAACACCGTCGTAACCGTTCCAACGTGGGCTCAAAACTATGTGAAGGAGTACGCTCAACGGGCGTACGACCTATGGCAAGCTCAAATTCTTGTGGCCTACACGGGGTCGATCGTGGCGGCGCAGCCGCAGAACGAGGCTGACGGGATCCAGGCTCTCGCCATTCGGGGCGCCGGGGGAGACTCCGTAATTTCCAAGGCGACGGCCTTCATTGACGATGTGATCGCGGGGAACCGTCTCGCCGGGACGGAGCAGGAATTCATCGACGCCCTGGCGCTCGTCACGGGGAACTCGACAACCGATTTCGCTTCGGTGAGCTCGAGGATCGGGAAGAAGGCTTTCTATGTCGGGGATCCCGATTCTACCTATCTCGCCCGGGCTCTGGCCGCGGCGTACCCGGCCCTTTTCAACGCGAGAATCAGCGCGGCGATCTATGCCGACAATTACTCGAAAGAGCGGGTTTTCCGCGATCATGCCATGGCGTACGGCGTGGAAATGGGAAAGCATCCCGTGATCGACGCGGAGACGTTGAGGAAGGCGGGGCTTGCGAACCGTGAATACATCCAAAATTCCTACGTTCTGAATCACAAGCTGTTCATTGAGCAGCAGGAAATGTCCGTAGCGAACCTCGAGATTTTCGGGAATATGCTCCGGTCGCTGACGGGAAGCCAGCAGACAACGACCTCGACGGATCCGAAAAGCAACAAGTTGATGGGAGCGGTTGGAGGGGCCATGACGGGGGCGATGATCGGGTCGTACTTCGGGCCGTGGGGAACAGCAATCGGGTTTGTGGTGGGCGGTATCGCTGGCGCGTTATTCGGGTAGAAGGGGGAGGGTGGCATGGAAACAATTCAGGGGTCGAATATCTTCCAGGAGTGGGCGAAAAGGTTTGCGCCGGGGCTGTATCGAGTTGAGGGCCCAACGAAATTCAACGTGGATCCCTCGCTGTCCATGCCGGCGTCTCCGACACCGATCCCCTCGGCACCTGCCATTTCTCCGGCAGCGGATCCACAGTTTCAAGAGGAACACGCCCTCGATGTGGCTGAGGGCAATCAAGACCAATGGACCGGCCCCACCCCCGGGGCGCCTCCCTCGCTTACCGACCGATTCAACGCGGGGCTGTCTCGAGTAGGAGAGGGGTTGAAGGACCCCGCGAAGATGGGACTCCTGACGGCGGGGCTTTCGATGATGGCGACTCCCCCTCGTCGGGTCCCGTATAGCAACACGGAAATCCTCGGGCAAGCGGGACTTGCCGGGGTGGGAGCGTACGAGAAGGCCCTCGAGGCAAAGCGGAAGGATACCCTCCTTTCACAGACGGCCGAAGAACACGCCCTCGCCCGGGAGGACCGGAGGACCGCCGCGGAGCAGCGCAATGAATACTACATGGGCTCCCTCGAGGAACGGAAGGCGGCGCAAAGGACCCGGGACGCGATCGCGGCCGACTCGGCCTTGAAGAACAAGCGGGACACGGAACCGATCGGAGAGAATCCGTACGGGCTCGACCCGACGATGCCGATGTGGAAGGTGAAGGACCTGACGGGGCTGCAGAAACAGTTAAACACCCCGGACAAGGGCGCGTCCATCGTCGAGCTCACGATCGACGGAGAGACGAGAGCGTACGACAAGAACAATCTCCCGGACGATGTTGCCGAAGCCCTCTACAACGGGACGGCGAAGCTCCCGCCGAAAACGCAGCTTGTGACCTCTGCCGATGGGACTGTCCGGATCGTGGAAAAGATCCCGGGCTCGATCATCAGGGGCGCCGGGAAGCCGATGGCGGGGGGCGCGACCGGCTCAGGAGGGGGCGGGGGGGCCCGTCCCGGCGAGAAGCAGTTCGAGTTTCAGGAACGCCGCGCCAAGGAATCGCTCATGGAGAAGGGGAACAAGGCGCCGTCGATCGAACAGGTTTCCGCAGAACGGCAAAAGCTGTTCCCCAAGGGCGTCACGAAGAACCCGCGCAACCCCCGGGCGGCGCTTGCGGGGGCGACCCGCAAGGTGAAGATGCCTGACGGTTCCATTCAGGAATTCGACGCCGCGGGGAACAGGGTGAAATGAGCGCCTACGATGACGCCCTGAAAGCGGGGGGAGTCCCTGTAGACGCTCCCGCCGTCACTCCGTACGATCAGGCCCTCAAGGCCGGTGGAGTCCCGTACGACCCGGGGATCCTCGATCGCGCCGGCGAAGCTGCTACGAGGGTATGGGATCTCGTCACGGGGAAGAAGTCCGGCACGGCGACCACCCCGGGGGCGATCATGGAACCGGACGCCTTCGGCATGGTGCCCCTCGAGGACCCGGGAGCAGCCTTCACGGGCGCCGCGGCTTCGGCGGTCGATCTCTCCAAGGGGATCGTTCAGGGGATTGCAGCGGGTGGTGCGGCAGCTCTCGCCGCGCCGGCCGCTGTCATCAGCGGGAAACCGGAGCTCATCCCGGAAGCCTACCGGTCCGTCGCGGAAGCGGCTCCAATGGAGCCCGTCTGGAAAGCGGTTCTTCCGAAGGGAGCGGAAAAGTACCGGGAGGGCATCAACCAAGTCCTTTCGGCCCCTAAAATCGCCGGGGATATCGCCGCGGAAGCCGTTTTCGAGAAAACCGGATCTCCTATATGGGCCGCGGCGACGGCAACGGCTTTCGAGGGCGCACCGATTCTCGCGGGGATGGGGAAGGCTTTCGGCCGGATCCCGAAGCCCGTCCTCGAGTCCACCTGGTATCGCAAACTGACGATCCCGGAGCGGGGGCTCGTCCTGTCCTCCGTCGATCAGATGAAGGCTTCCGGGATGAGCGAAGCCGATATCATCCGGATCCGACCGGAGGAATGGAAAAAGGCATACGAGGCTCGAGGGGGAGGGAAATACGCGACTCCACCGGCAGAAACGCCCGTGCCGGTCGAAACACCCCCGCCCGAAGCCCCTGTAGCCCCTCCTGCTACGATCGCGCCCAAGGTCGAGCCCCAGGCTCCCCCCGCCCCTGCGTCCGTTGTAACGCCTCCACGGGGCGAAAGAAGGGCCGCGGATCGCCCGATGCGGTCCTCTTTCCGCGAGGATCAGGTCCCGGACCTCGAGACGGTGGACAAGGATCTCGCCGCGGTCCAGGCGAACCTCGACGATTTAGCCAAGGATTACAAGGAGAAAGAGTCGATCACCGGGGCCGAAGGGACCATGGCGCGGCTCGAAGTTACCGACCGGATGAACCGTTGGCACGATTCTTTCGATGCGCTCGAGAAGCGAAAGCATGAGATCATCGAGGGCGCGCCCCCGGCTCCGGTCGTGATCGAGCCTCCGAAGGCGATCGCCCCGAAGCCGGCATCGGTTGTCTCCTTCGAGAAGGCCCGGGCCGAACGCCCCCCGGAACCGCGGAAGCCCGGGGCGATCGTCACCGAAGCGGCGGGTCTGACGAAACCGGAGCCCCCTCCCGCCCCCGCGGCCCCCGACTACGCGGCCGAAGCCTCGAAGCTCGGCCCGAACGTGGTATTCAGCGGGATCCAGGAAAGCCCCTTGGGACCCATCCCCATGTTCAACGAGGACCCCGGAGTGGGCTCTTTCGTCATCGACCCCCGGAAGGGGGAAAAGACCGCAGCCGAAGCCTACGCCCGGAAGGTTGCGGAAACGAAAGCCGCGGAGCCCCCTGCCGTCACCTGGAAGAAGGCGGCGATCATCCCGACCCGCGCCGGCGTGAAGGCGGTCCCGATCGAGGAAGCCTCCCCCGCGGCAAAGAACCGCGAGGACGGGCTGAATTCGCTCCTATTTCAGTTGATGAAGAACGCCGAACCGGCCCGGAAGGCACTTTGGGACGAATACCTCGGGAAGTACGGGCCCACCAATCGGACGCCGGAAGCCCTCGATGCCAAGTCCGAATTGATCGCAAAGCTGCGCGAAATGGACGTTGTTCCGTTCCCGAAGAAGGCGACGAGCGAGGCAATTATCCCAGAAGTGCTTCCTCCGGATGAGGAACAGGCGGCAACCCCCGCAGCACTTACGGCCGCGGCGAAGATCGCCGGCAGGGTGAAGGCGCATATCCAATCGGGGATCACCCTTGAATCGAAAGACTTGTTCCGGATGGCCGACGAGGCGCACGGCGGGACGCAAGCGGAGGGGAAGTACACCGTCAAGGACGCCTATGACGCGATGGAGCTCGGCGTCAACAAGGCGATCGAGGGGTCCATGGTCACGGATCCCCGGATCGGCGCGCCGGAAGCCGTGAAGCAGATCGGGGCCCTCCGGGATCTCGTCGCAAAGCTCCCGACGCAGACCAAGCGCACGGGAGAAATGGACGCCTTCCAGCAGTTCTCGACCCCTCCCGCCCTCGGATTCGCGGCGAATTGGGTTGCGAACATCCGGCCCGGGGAAACCTACCTCGAGCCCTCGGCCGGGATCGGGGGCCTCGCTATATTCGGGAAGAACGCCGGCGCGAAGGTGATCGTGAACGAGCTCTCCCCGCGCCGCGCGGAGATGCTGAAAGAACTCGGATTCGAGAAGGTGTTCACGGAGAACGCGGAGCAGCTCAATAACGTGCTCCCGAAGGATGTGGTCCCGACCGTCGTGGTAATGAATCCCCCCTTCTCGGCCACGGCCGGCAGGATGGGCGACAAGATGGAGACGATGACGGGGGCGCGGCACGTTGAGCAAGCCTTGAAGCGCCTCGCCCCTGGGGGGCGCCTTGTGGCGATCGTAGGCCGCGGGATGGCCCCGGGGGCTCCCACCTTCGGCCAATGGTGGAAGAAGATCAGCGACGAATACACCGTGAAGGCGAATGTCGGGGTCAGCGGAAAAGAATATACAAAGTACGGAACTTCGTTCGATAATAGAGTCCTGGTCATTGATAAAATCGGGGCCGGCATCGTGAAGGCGGGGGGCCCCATCACCGGAGACGTTGATCGGATCGAGGATCTGATCGGCTTGCTCCAGGGGGTGCGAAATGGCCGACCAAGCGTTGCAACAGGAGAAGTTGCCACAGAACCGAAGCCTCCTGAATCGCCGGTGCAAGCTGGCGCTGGCGTCCCTCAAGGAAGTCCCGGACCCGAAGTACCTGTACTCCCTGCAGTTGGCAAGCCTCGCCCTGGAACGGGGCCTGTACCCGTCGAGGGGCCCGGAGCTGCAGCTCACGGTGGACGGGATGCTGTCGTGGAGCCCGGAGAACGCGCAGAAGTTCCTCGAGGAAAACGCGCAGGGGGAACCGAACGAGCTGGCGCCGAAGCCCCGGCAGAGCCCGGAGCAGTTGGCGGCGTCGATCTTGGGGGAAGTGGAGCACAAGTTGAGCCTCCCGTCAGCGTCGAATTACCCGTCGATGCCCCGGAAGGGCTCGATGTAAAAAAAGCAGCGACGAAGCTTGCCGGGGAGGATTTTTCCGACTCGGTATTCGAGAACTACCGCCCACAGAAGGCCCTCGTCCCGGGGGCGAAAACTCATCCAGGAAAGCTCGTCGAATCCGCGGCCATGTCGATTGTAGAGCCCCCGGACGCGACCTACAGCCCGAAACTACCGAAGGAGCTCATCACTTCCGGGAAGTTGAGCGAGGCGCAACTCGAGTCCATCATCTACGCCGGCCAATCCCACAGCGAGATGCTCCCCGGGACCCGGGCTCTCAACGGCGTCGAAGTGCCATACCGGAAGGGGTACTTCATCGGAGACGGAACCGGCGTAGGCAAGGGCCGGGAAATCGCCGGCGTCCTTCTCGATAATTGGAACCAGGGACGAAAACGGGCTCTGTGGATCTCGCAGAACTCCCCCCTCATCGACGATGCCAAGCGGGATGTGAACGGAATCGGGTGGGACCCCAAGCTGATATTCGACTTCTCGAAAACCAAGCTTGGGGCCCCGATCCAGGCAAAGGAAGGGATCGCCTTCCTCGGATACGACCTCCTGAAAACGAAACCTCGCACGAAGATCGCCGGCGCCGTCGCGGGGAAATCCCGCCTCGAGCAAATCGTAGATTGGCTTGGACCGGATTATGACGGCGTGATCGTGTTCGACGAGGCGCACAACATGGGGAACGCCCTCGCCATGAAGGGTAAGATGGGTATGTCCAAGCCCTCGGAGAAGGCCCTCGCCGGCGTGGATCTCCAAGCGAAGCTCCCAAACGCCCGTGTCCTGTACGTCTCCGCGACCGGCGCGACGGAAGTGACGAACCTCTCCTACGCCGATCGCCTCGGGCTGTGGGGCGAGGGAACTCCGTTCGCCAACAAGCGGGATTTCATCGAGAAGATCAGCGCCGGGGGCATCGCGGCCATGGAGATGGTCGCCCGGGACATGAAGGCCATGGGGAACTATCTCGCGCGGTCCCTGTCCTACGACGATGTTTCGTACGAGAAGCTCGAGCATCCCCTCACCCCGGAGCAGAAAAACGCCTACGACGAGCTTGCGACGGCATGGCAGGGGGTCCTGCAGAACGTCCATGCAGCCCTGAAAATTACCTCGGGGAACGATCGGGGGAAGCCGAATTCCCGGGCAAAATCAGCGGCCATGTCAGCGTTTTGGGGTGCGCATCAGCGGTTTTTCAATCAGGTGATTACCTCGATGCAGACCCCCTCGGTAATCGCGTCGATCGAGAAGGACTTGAAGGCCGGCCATTCTGCCGTCGTGCAGCTCGTCAACACGAACGCCGCCGCCCAGGAACGAGCTCTCGCGCGCCTCGAGGAAGATATGGAGCTCGAGGATCTCGACATGACGCCCCGGGAGCAGCTCATGGAGTACGTCAAGAACTCCTTCCCGGTCGCGCAGTACGAGCAGTATCTCGACGAAAACGGGAACGTACAATCGCAAATCGCTCTCGACTCGAAGGGCGCCCCTGTGGAGAACGCCGAAGCGGTAGCCCTCCGGGAGATGCTTCTCGACAAGCTCGGGTCGATCAAGGTGTCCGACGGGCCCCTCGAGATGCTTCTGAACCATTTCGGCACGGATCTCGTCGCGGAAGTTACCGGCCGGCAGCGGCGGGTTGTCATGGGGAAGGACGAAACCGGGACGCACAAGATTGTGGAGAAGTGGTCTACCTCGAAATCGACGCAGGACGCCGACCTGTTCGCCAAGGGGAAGAAGCAGATCCTCATTTTCTCCTACGCGGGGGGCACGGGGCGCAGCTACCACGCCGACCTTGGGATCAAGAACCAGGCGCTTCGACGCCACTACCTCCTGCAAGCCGGATGGAGGGCCGATCGAGCCATACAAGGATTCGGCCGGACCCACCGATCGAGCCAGAAACAAGCTCCGGAGTATGTCCTCGTCACGACGGATATCAAGGGGCAGAAGCGGTTCATTTCCTCGATCGCCCGTCGCCTCGATCAGCTCGGGGCCCTCACCCGGGGCCAGCGGCAATCCGGAGGGCAGGGCTTCTTTGCGCAGCGGGATAACCTCGAGAGTCAGTACGCGACCGCGGCGCTCCGGAACTTGATCGAGGATCTTTCCCGTCGAAACGTGGCGGGGATGGACATTCACGATTTCCAGAACGCGACCGGCTTGAAGATCCTCGATGACAAGGGGAACCTGTCAGCGACCATGCCGGAAATTACCTCGTTCCTCAACCGGCTCCTTTCCATGACGGTCGATATGCAGGACAAGGTTTTCGACCTGTTCTCGGAACGGATGGACAAGCAGATTCAGAGGGCGGTCGAGGACGGGACCTTGGATCAGGGGCTCGAGACGCTCCGGGCGAAGAAGGTCGAGAAACTGCAGGAGCAGACCGTTTATACCGACAAGTCCGGCGCGGAAACGAAGCATATTGAGCTCGAAGTCACCCAGGACGCCTACATCCTGAAATTCGATCAGACGAAGAAACACGCGGGGGGCGGGTACGTCCAGAACATCAAGAGCGGGAGGATATACGCATCCTCCGTTTCAAGGACGTACACCGACAAGCATGGAGACGTTCGCAACGTCCACGGCCTGACGGCGATCGACTACAGCCGGCACAACATCCCCGTGGAGGATATGACTCCGGAGAAGTACAAGAAGCTGACGGGCGAGGAAGCGAAAGCCCTGTGGGACAAGGAAATCGCGGCAACGCCCCCGGAGATCAAGCATCGGGAACACCTGATTACCGGCGCCATGCTTCCGGTTTGGGATCGGCTCGTCGGACACCCACGGATCATGCGGGTCCAGACCTCGGAGGGGGAGCGGTTCATCGGAAGGCTCCTGAACGATTCCGATGTGAACGAGACGCTCCGGAACCTCGGGGCCTCGCAAACTGCCGTGAAGATGACGCCGCAGGAGCTCCACGCGAACGTCCTGAAACACGGGTACACCGTCGAGCTGGCAAACGGGTGGGAGATCAAGCGCCGGAAGGTTGCCGGGGATTACCGGATTGAAGTTGTGGGCCCGGACTACGAATACATCCCCGAATTGAAAAAGCATGGAGCCTTCACGGAGCGGATCGCCTATGAAACGCGGGTGTTCGTTCCGACGGGCCCGGAGGGGATCAAAACCCTCGAGGCGATCACGGCAAATCGTCCGGTCGTTTCGGCCAATCCTCCCGCGGCGACGAAGGCGGGGCTTCCCGGGCGCCTCGGGGATGAGGCTGGATTCCTCAATGTGTCAGCCCTGCGGCCCGTCGCTGACGCGGTGCGTGAGCTCTCGGAATGGTACATGAAGCCCACCGAATTCGGAACGATGAAGAAGATCATCGGGAAGTACACGGGCTCCCTGCAGGAAATCGACTTCAAGCTCACCGAAGCGGCCCGGGAGATCAACGAGAGGATCCCGAAGAAAGAAACGCAAGTGGCGATCACGAACTATATGCAAGCCGGGGGCGACATGGAGCTCCTGCGGCGGCGCGCGGCAGCATCCCCCCCGCAGTTCCGGCAAGGGTACGAGGATGCCATGTCCCTCACCCCGGAGGAACAGGGGTGGGCCGACGGATTCCGGCAGCGGTACGACGATATTTGGGAAATGGCCGCGGACGCGGGGATCCTCGAGGCGTACGTCGAGAACTACGTCCGGGGGGAATGGGTCCGTCCGGACCGCGCCGGACGGAAGCTCATGGCCCAGGTCAACGCGGGAGTCCTCAACACGAAGCCCCGCGAGGCAATGAAGAAGGTTTTCCAGACCTATTTCGACGGCGAGGCGGCGGGGTTCACTCCGAAGGACAAGCGGATCGGCTACCAGGTGATCGCCGCGGAGCGGTCGATCCAACACGCGATCGCCTCGAGGAAGGCCCTCAAGGCCATGATGGGGTCCAAGGAAGCAGATGGGCGACCCTCCGTGGTCGTGGGGGGCTCCGGGCACTACATCAACCGGGCGACCCTCGAGGACGAGAAGCGGCCTTTCCTCATCAAGCCGAATACTAAGCCCAACGGGACGGACACCACGGGGTACAAGTTCCTCGACCACCCCGCCCTGCGCAAGTGGAAATGGATCGGGAAGGACACGGAGGGGAATCCCATCCTTCTCGAAGGCAATATGTGGATCCACCCGGAAGCGTACGGACGGATCAATGCCCTCGTCGGACGGTCCAAGATCGCGTCCTTCACTATCCCGGAGAAGGTCCCGGTGATCGGTGGGACGCAGCCCGGGAGAGCCGCACTACGGGCCGGGGCTTTCATCAAGGGCACCATCCTCATCGGACCGTTCCATCAGTTCCATGTCGGGGAACACGCCTTGTTCCACAAGGTAAACCCCTTCCGGGCCCCAAAGATCAATTTCGACCGGCGCCCCCTTCTCCGCGAAGGGGTGGAGCACGGGCTCATGCTCTATAACCACAACGCCCTGCACGAATTCGGGGAGGGGCTTGCCTCGGGGGGGCTGTGGCACAAGGTCCCTATCCTGGGCGACGGGCTCCGCTGGTATCAGGAATGGCTGTTCCAAGACTACATCCCACGGTTGAAGGCGGCGATGTACGAACACGCGGTAGAACGCGCGGAAAAGTATTTCGAGAAGGAGCTTGCCAACGGGACCCTGACCCGGGATCAGCTTCTCGAGAACGTGGCGATGCAATCCAACGCGGCTTTCGGGGAGCAGAATTACAAGTATCTCGGCCGGAACCCGACGGTTCAGGATGCCCTGCGGATCGGACTCCTGGCTCCGGACTTCCTCGAGGCGCGGCTCCGGTTCGCCGGACAGGCGGCAAAACCCTACGGGCGGGAGCAGCTCTACGCGCTTCTCCGCGGCGCCCTTCTCATGGCGACCACGGCGCAGATCATCAATCTACTTTTCGGGGATGACAAGAAGATCCACCTTGACAAGCCTTTCAGCGTCCTCATCGGAGGACGGGAGTATACCCCGCGGTCGGTCGTGGGAGATATCGCGCACCTGTTCGCGGATCCGCGGAGCTTTTGGTATCACCGGCTAAACCCCCTGTGGGGCCGTCCGGTTGCCGAAGTGGCGACGGGCCGGGACTTCTACGGGAAGAAGGTTGACCTGTTGGACGCGGCCAAGGATATTCTCAAATCTTGGATACCGATTCCGGCCCAAGGGATCGTGAAGGAGAACGCCGGGGATTCGTTCGCGGGGGCCGTCATCAATTCGACGCTTCAATCCATCGGGATGTCGAATTACCCGTACAAATCCAAGGCGGCGAAACTCGTACAGGAGCTCTCCCCCCGGGTTGACCGGCCCCTCGAGAAGAAGGAGCGGGAATACTACTACCTGAAACGCAAGGCTGTTGATATGCTCCGGAAGGGGAAACAATGGGGTGATTTCCCTGACGGGATGAAGGAAAAGCTCAACGCCCTCTCGGACGAACAGCTCGACAAGATCGACAAGGAAGCCGACCGGACTCTGCTTGATATGCGGTTCACGCGGCTCACCATGGATCAGAAGATCCGGGTCTGGAAGATCGCAACCCCGGAGGAACGGAACGAGCTCGAGGAAACCTATAATGCGGCGATCGAGCGATATACTCCCGACCTGAACGATGAAGAATACGCGGAATTCCAGAAGCGGATCGAATGGGGGGAAAAATGAAAGGGACGTTCCAATCGGCGCTCACGAATCTTCGGGGGTGGGAAGGATTCAAGGACAATGATCCGGACGATCCGGGGGGTGAAACGCAGTACGGGATCTCCCGTCATTACCACCCGGAAATGTGGGTGAACGGCAATCCTCCGTCCTGGCCCCAAGCGGAAGTGTTCTATCATAACCTGTGGGTAGACAATGGCTGCAACGATCTCCCCTCGCCCGTGGATTGGATCCACTTCGATTCGTGTGTCAACCCCGGGCCTTCCGCGGCCAAGCAGTTTCTCATGTTCAGCGCGGAGCACAAAATCCCGAATCGGCAAGCGGTGGAGTACGCCCTCCTGCGGATTCGATATTACATAAGAGCGGTGAAGAAGCGCCCGGTGTCTCTCAAGTATCTGGCGGGATGGACTTCCCGGACGCTGGACTTCCTCGAGCGGAGCGTCATCAATTCCTGGGACATGGAGGTATTATGAAAAAGCTGTTTGTTCTTCTCGCGCTGGTGGTCGTGTTCTTCGGTACGAACGCGGAATCGTTCTTCCTGCGGCTGGATCCGGTGAAAACGTACACCGACAACACGGCGATCGAGCCTCAATTCACCGTGACGTATGACGCCTGGGTAGACGGGAATATCCTGGCGCTTGGATTCCCGACTGTGGCAACAGGCCAAGTGAAGATTCCCTTGATCGACAACACCTTCGGGGCTTCTCACTCCTACAAGGTCCGGACGCGGCTTTCGGACGGAAGGGTTTCGGATAACGTGGTGGCAACTTTGGTAAGCCCTTTGGACAGCCGGCTCCCCAAAGCCCCGGCTGCGCCATTGTCGGTAGGGCAGTAAACAAAAACGATCAAGGAGGCGATACGATGGGCTGGTACATTCTCGGATTCTTGGTTCTTGTCGCGGTTTTCGGGGTTGGATTTTTCGTCGGTGGGAAGCACAAGGAGCGGGTGATGGCGGCGGCGGGGAGACTGAAAGACACCCTCGGGAAACTCTGATGGATTGGACTGACGTACTCCCGATCGTCCAGCAGTTCATCAACGTGAAGGCGGTCGGGCTGGCCGTCATTCTCACGCAGTTCTTGAAATACCTTCTGCCCTCTCCAAGCGGAGAGCGAACCGCGGAGATTATCGCGGGGAAGTGGTACTCCCGCGCGATGCCGTTCTTCCCGTTACTCATCGGGATCGTTTACTGCACCCTCATCGAGAGGACGGCGACGGTGATGGAAGATTCCATCCGGGGTATCTTCACCGGCTCAACCGCGGCATACGCCTATAGAACCGCAAAAGTAAGCATCTTCGGGGCGTAATAGAACGGAGGAAGCACCATGGGAGGCAAATTGTGGACTTGGGCGAACTCGAACCGGCTCCTTGCGATCATCATTGTCTTACTCTTGGTGATTGCCGTCAGCTCTGCAGCCGATGGAATTTCCTCGAGGCGCACGGCGAGGGAATACCTGAACTCGGCAAAGGGGTGGGCCGATGCCTACAAGCGGGACACGGCGGCATCGAAAAAGGTGTACGAATCGAAGATCGAATCGCTCACGAAACAGCGAGACAGCGAAATCAGGCTGTTCCATGCGGCTCTCGACCGGATGGGGGCCCCATGGGTCCCACCCAAGGGGAACAAGGAGCTCATAGAGCGTTTCCGGGCGCTCGGATACGAGGCTAAAACCCGATGACCCTCAAATTTGCCCCAGGATGGACGATTATTCTCATTTTCGCCCTGGTAATGTCTCCGGTCGCGGGAGCGGCCGATCTCCCCGTGGCGCCCTCAATCTGCTTCTCTGCACCGGACGGAGAACGGATACTCCGGGATCTCGAATCCCTGGAAGATTGCCAGCAAGCGGTTGACTCGGCCAAGGGTGCGGTAAAATCGAGCGAGGAACGAGCTGTGATCCTCGAGGAACGGATCGTGGAGCTCGATGAGGAAGTCCGGGACGCCCAGGTGAAGCTCGAGGAAACCCGGAAGGCGGGGGAACAGGCGGTGAAGGTCGCAGCCGGCCCCTGGTATCAGCGGATCCTGGCGGCGGGGAAGTGGATCGCGCTCGGGATCGTCATCGGTTTCGTTGGCGGCATGGCAAAATAACCGGACAAGGAGCCTCTTGATGTCTCACGAACACCGTGCCGATCGAAGGACTCCATCAGGAATACAGCGGCTAAATCAATGGCTCCTGCCGATCCTCGTTGTGGGAGTGCTTTCCGCGATGGGGTTTTATGCCATCCGGGAGCAAACTACAAGCCTAAGCCTGGAAAGAGTAGTAACAAAACAAAATACAGTAATTGCGAACCAAGCAGAAATGAAAGAGGACATCGCGGATATCAAAGTAAATCTCGAGAAGGCGAAAGACGCCCTGAATGAACAAAATCACCAACTGAAACTCGACCGAATCCGGATTACCACCATGCACCATCAAAGGGCTATTACCACCTGTCACGGATGCCATGAGAGGGGGAAGAAGTAGCGGGAAGGGGGAGGCCCCATGCGGCTCGATGTGTACGTCCATTCGGCGTCGGAGGAAACCAACAAACTTGACGCGATCCTGAAACTTTTACAGGAGAGCAAGGCGAGGGAGGTTGCCATGTCGGTAGAAATGGATGCTTTGGTAACGGCCGTGAACGAGAACACCAGCCTGGACGATTCGGTGATCGCGCTCCTGAATGGGCTCTCCGCGCAGATCCTCGACGCAGCCGGCGACAAGACCAAGGCAACGGCCTTGGCCGCGGAGGTTCAGGCGAAGTCAGCGGCGGTCGCGGCGGCGATCGCGGCGAACACCCCGGCAGCGCCTCCCCCGGGAACGTGATATAATTTTTCGCTGGTGAATGTGGAGGGAGGGGGCTTCGGCCCCCTTCTTCTTTTAGAAGTGTTTCGTCTGCTTCCGTCGATCGGCGGCGGCGCGTTTCCTGAGTAGGCGAATCGTGTCCCGGAGCTCCTTGTTCTTTGTGGCGAGAGCCTTGTTCGCCGCGGCCAGCTTTTCCTCTCCCTCCCGGTGTTTCCAAAGGGCCCTGCAAGCGGCCATGTAGGCGTCCGTCGTGGGCCGATCATCGTCTACCCCCAAGCAGATCGGACACGGCCCGGGGCGCACCGTGCCGGCGACCACGGGGCAATCCTTCTCGGACCATTTGCACCCGTGAAGCGCACAGCAGTTATTCTTGTGGGCGTCTCCGACCCTCCACCGGGGCGCGATCACCATGGGATATCTCCTTGGGCGGGGGCTGGCTTCGGAGGCGGTGCAGGGGCCTTCTTGGGCCCCGCGGGGGGGGCTCCGATAGGGATCTCGGTGAGGACTTCGATCGGGGTGCATTGGCTGATTTTGTTATCATAATGAGAAGTATTCGGGGTATAGGATGGCGTGACAGGGACGCCTTTTTCGCGGTACACTTTCAGCTTGTCGAATTTCTCCCACGTTGACCATCCCACGATCCAGAGCTCCCGGGTATTCGGGTTGAAATGCAGGAAGATATACCCGTCGCAATTATGCTTTTCGTGTTGCAGCTTCGCCACGTTGTTCGCGTGGAAAGGTTTTAGCTCCGGAGCTTTGTTCGTGGTGGTCTTTGCGTTTATGGTCATCCCGTTCCACTTGAAATCATAGATATCTTTGTAGGCGGTCGATACCGTGCAGGGAGCTACGATCCCCTCGGCGTCAAACCAAAACTTGAGGGCTCCCTCCCCGACATGGCCATGGTGTCGGTGAGGGCTGTTTTCCGAAAGGTAATTATCCGTCCATTTTTTATTGAGCTCGAGGCGCAGCAGCCGCATCTTCTCGACGAAAGCCTCGGACACAACAAGCTTCGGCCAACTCAATTTCGGATCCCTCCCAAGATAGGTGATATCCGCCTTGACGGGGGCCTTCGCCTCCTGCAGTTTCTCCGCGTAGATCCCGCCCGTAGAGATCGCCTCGAGCCAATCGGCGCACTCGGGGCACTCGAGGAAACAGTCAGCCTTGGAACAATGCGCAGGGACGCAGGGCTCCCCCCCGGTGAGAGAGGGAGCCCTATCCTTTTCCTCGAACGTGTCGAAGCAGTACGGGCAGAGCATCAGCCGTTACGCAGCTTCACGTTGACTTCCTGGTAGACGTACGCAAGCTTCTTCTTGTCGATCTTCTCGAGGTTCCCGCCCTCGACTTCCCGGCGCCATGCGTTGTCGAGCTCGGTGGTGTTCTTCGCTCCGCGCAGGATGGCGGCAATCGCTGAAACCATGCCGGACTCTCCCCCGGCTTCTTTCTTTTCCGTCGATCCTGCGGCCTCCTGGGGGGCCGTTTTCGCGGCCTCGGGGGCCTTGTCGGGGGTTTTCGCCGGTTCTGCCGTTTTTGCCGGATCCGGGAAGGGCACTTGCTCCTGTTCTGCGGCCTTCACGGGCTCCGTGGGCTTCTTCTCGGGCTCCTTCGCGGGTTCTTTTGCCGGCTCTTTCGTGGGTTCTTTCGCTGCGGCGGCCTTCTCGGCCTTCTCCTTCACCTTCGCCTTGAGCCCCGCGGTGCCCTTCGCCGCGGCCTTGTCCTCCTTCTCGGGCATGACGAAAAGCTGCTCGACGGTTGCCTCGCCTTCCCTCAATGCAGAGGCCATGCCCTTGAGCTGTGCCAGCTCGTCCAAACCGATGTCCTCGATCCCCGGGACCTCGAGGGTCGCGCAGATCATGTCCGGGAGGACGCCCATCTTCTGGAAGTAGGCGACCATTTCGGCCCTCTTGTTGGAGAGGGTCTGGACATCCCCGATGGCGGTTTTCCTGGCGGCTTCGTACATATCCACCCAAAACGCCTTCGGGATCCCGGAGAGGGTCGCGTTACGGGCGGCGACCGAAGAAGCCGCGTTTCCGGTCGTGGCGATCATGTCGGCGTTGTACCGGCGCCCCTGCTTGTCCGTGATCCGGCGCTTGACCTCGAGCACTCGAGTCACGTTTCTCTCTACGTCGAAAAAGATCCCCTGTGCGGTCACGTTCTCGTCATCGACGCCGATGACGCGCCCACCGACACGGCAGTTCCCCCACGCGGAAGTGACGATCTCCCCGAAGCGCGCGGAGGGGCCCTCGATCATCTTCCCGCCCCGGGGCACAGCGTAGATGCACTCCGCGGCGATCTTCTCGGTGAGCGTCACCATCTCCATGGCCTCGTCCCGGAAACGCTTGATGCTCCGGGGGTACATCTTCGCGGTGGAGACTTGCTGCTCGATCTCCGACCGGTTCAGGATGGCCAACGAGCTTGCGTCGATCTTCGCAAGCGCCGTCCCGCTCCCTTCCTCCCCTTCGATCAATTCCACTTCCTGCCCGACTGACTTCATGCTGCGGCTCCTTTCCTCACCGGAGATTTCCGGGGTTTCTTGAACAGGGAAAGCAGGGTTTCCCCAAGCTTTTTCTCGTCCTTCCCTTCGATCACGATGACCTTGCTGAATCCCAAACTGCCATCCCCTTCCTCGGCTTCCCGTCGAAACAGAAAGCCATTGTCCATGTCCTCGACGTAGACTTTTGCCACTTCATTCCCCTCCTTCCATTGTTGTTACGAGCGCCTTCGACGGGTACAGGTTGAATTTCCGGACGCCTGGTACTTCTTTCGTGAAAAGCTTCTTCGCAACCTCGAACTCCACGGGCGGGACGAGCTCCTTGAGCTCGAGCGCGATCGACTCCCAATCGACGTTCTCTCCGTCCTTGGTTTTCTTCCAGGTAGCCTTTCCGATCGGGGATTGGAGCCCCTCGTTCTCGCCCATTTCAGATTTCAGGATGTTTTTCAGGAGGACGAGCTTCTTCTCCCCCTCCTTCACGGCTACGTTGACCTCTAACGCCCGGGCGAGGATCTCGGTCTGTTCCTCCGTGGCCGTGAGCATCGGGAGGACATTCTTCGGGTACTTATTGGTGATAAAATTCGAGTAGGCATTGGACTCGTCCGGCGCCGGTTCCTCGTTTCCGACGATGTACCGCTCCCACCATTTACGGGCCGTCTCGAGGATCGTGTTCTCGAGCTCCATGTCCCGGTGCAGCCGGTAGATCCGGAAATCGCTCGTCCCGAAAAGGACCGCGACATCCCAATCGTCGTACCCAAGGAGCGCCATGTAGGTGGCAACCTGGGTGGTGTAGTAGAGGGGGATCTCGTCCGTCCCGGCCTCCCCCCAGGTGTGCGCGACGGCGGGATCAGCGGTTTTGACCTCGAGCCCCTTCTTCTGCCCGACGATCAGGCGGTCCGGGGTCCCGACGAGGGGCGCCGTGGGATGCCGGTACAGCCCATCGACTTTCAGGAGCTTGACGCCCTCCTGCTCCGCGTAGATTTCCGCGATGGGCCCCTCGAACTTCCGGCCGATGGTGAACCGAAGATTATCAGCCTGTTCCGGGATGAGTCCCTTCTTCCGGGCCCATACGTCCGCGGGGGAGCTCCACGGGGAGACACCAAGGATAGCAGCCATCTCGGACCCGCCGATCCCCGACATTCGAGCTTTCAGCCATTCCTCGCGGTTCATTTTATCAACTTCCTCCCCTCCTGAACGTCATCCCAGGCGGGATGCGGGGTTTTTGGATCGCCGGCATACCCCCCGGTCCAACAGGCATCAGACCATTGAACTATCTGACGGAGCGCAATCCGCAATTTGTCTCGCTCGGTATTGTATTCGGTGGCAGATTCGGCCTTTCCCTTCCCGATATATCCAAGCTTCTCGAGGAACTTCAGGAGGGACGCGATCACTTCCGGCTCGAGGTAGATCGTGTTGGTTGCCGAAATCCCGTCCTCCGTGGTGAGAGTGATCCCGTAAGCCCCGATATCGGCGTAGACGGCATCCCCCAGGTAGGTTTTCATCCCATCTTCTCCCCCACCCGCTCGTAGGTGGCATCGAAGATATCCGGCTTGCAGGGGTAAAATTCCCCCTTGATCCCCTTGATGATCCAATCGTCCAGGGACGCATTGAGGGGTCCCTCGAGGGTCGCAACGACCAACTTTCCATCCCGCAGCTCCGCGTCTCCCCCGACGAACTTCTCTATTTCATCGAAATTCCCGGTGAACTGAATCGCCTCGATCACGACCGGCTTCTTCTTAAAAAATGGCATACTACCTCCCTTTTCTGATATCCCCTCGTACGCCTCTATCCTTCTCGTTGAGCCGGATCTTCGTCTCGAGCCTCTTGATCTTCCGGGCCATGGACAGGTTCGCCCTCTGGAAATTATCCCGATCACGGACGAGCGTGATGACCGGAACTGCCAGCTTCTCGAGGGCGACCACGATCCGCGTCTCCACGGCGTCAGCGATCCGGAGGATGGCCCCAAGCTGGATTTGATTGTCGCAGGGGCGGTACGGCGTTTCGTGTTTGCCCCCGATGTCTGCCCGGGACGCATCCCGGTAGTTTCTCCATGTTTCTTTTCCCATGGGCTACCTCCCGACCCGGAGGGCCGTGGCCGTGGGAGGGGGCGCCACTTCCGGGCTGACCCCCATGGCCTTCTCGATCCGGATGATCTCGTTCAGGGAGGCGTCGAGAAGATCATCCATTTCGGAAAGCCGATCCTGCAGGACCCCGAAGGCTCCGCTCCCCTCGGTTTTTACCTTGTCCGTGGGGTTCTCCGGGATGGGCCCCGTCATGTTCTCCCGGATCACCCGGAGGCGCTGGATCACGTTGTAATGCGCGTCCCGTAGTAGCCCCGCGTCTTTCAGAAGCCGCTCCATCGGTGCCATTTCCCGTAACGGCTTGTCTCCGCTCATAATGATCTCTCCCCTTTCTATCAAGTTTTTGAGCCGGTCCAAACGCCGCGTTGCGATGAGGCTTTTACCGTCCAGGCGATAGGTGAATTTCTCGGGCTCCATTACGCTTTCTTCGCCTTCCTCGCCTTCTTGAAGGACAGGTACATGGCCCGGGTGCAATCGGCATTGAACAGGGACCCGTCGCTGCGTCGGACCAGGCGCCGTCCCTTCCACCCGCGGGTGAGCTGCTCGGCCTTCTTCCGGAGATACTTCGCTACCTTTCCCCTCATGTTTTCTTCTCCATCGGGAGCGCAACATCCACAAGAAAGCGCATGGCCATCGCGCCTACTTGTTTTGCCTCTTTTATCATCTTCTCCCGGTCGCGGTTTTTTGCCTTCTTCCAGACTTCGGCTTTGAGCTCGTCGAATTCCTCGTGGATCACGGCGAGGCCCTCATGCGCGGAATGGAATTCCCCGAATATCGCCGTTGCCTCCCCGTACTCCTCCATAATCAGGAAAGCCGCCTCGTCCGCGCGCGACTGTTTTTCCTTTTTCATTCCTCTACTCCCACCCCGTCGATGCACCTGGGGATTTCTTCCCCCACCGTGTCCGGGACCCGACATTCGATCGTGCGCTGGTACTCGTCTACCCGGTGGATCAGAAGATCGACGCTGTTCAGGTGGGCTCCGTTCGCTCCAAGCATAGACGCCGCTTCCCTGTAGGCTCTAAGCGCAGCCGGGACCGCGGAATCCTTCGCGCACAGAAGGATCGCGTTTTTCTCGGTGTATACCTTTCCGTTTACGGGGTTGAAGGCCAGGATCCGGAACTTCCTGTCGATGGTTGTCATGCTCCTTCCTTTCTTTTCCGGAATGACTCCGCTTCCGGACAGGTTGCGAAATGGCTGGTGCCGTCGGAATTGACGGGGTGTTTCTTCGACGGGTCCCGGGGCCGCGGGATGAAATAGATCGGCTCCGCGCAGGACCGGCAGGGAGTGGGCTTAGTCCCGGGGGGGATCTCGAATTTCAGGGGAGGGCGGGTCATAGTTTCTCCTTCGCTGCGTCCGGCCCGATCGCGTTCCCGCCCATCAGTTCTTTCGTGATTACCTGGTCGAGTATTTTCAGCAGCACGACATTACGCTCGGTTCCACCCGCCATCGAGATATTCCTGAACCCCTGTTGGTCACTCTCGGCCATGAGGATATAGTTGTCGAATTTACGGTGGTAATGCCTTTCGCTTCCGTCCTCGAATTCAAGCGTCACCATTACGCATCTTCCGGGGGGCGTCATTTCAGCATCCCCGGGAGCCCCGCCTGGAAGCCCTTGAATTTCCCGTTCTCGACCACGATCTCATCGAGCTGTCCCTCGCTGTCGTAGTAGAAAAGCCGCCTCCCCGGGGCGAGAAGCTCGTTGGCGACAAGATCCGCTACCACGTTCTCCGCGTCGTTGGTGAGGCTCACCGTTACCAGGTGCCCCGTGTCCCGGATGACGAGGGGATCCCCGAAGGCTTTCAGCGGCGGGGGGTACTCCTGGGGTCCGACGAACTCGTAGAGCGCCCGTGCTTTCATGCCGAATTTCTCCCTGATTCCCTCGACGGCCTTGACGATCCCCTTCGAGTGGTTCTTCCCTCCGCAGATGCACTTGCATTTCGTCGTGACCTTGCCGTTGTAGCATCGAGCGTTACAGCAGCGGCGACCTTGCCGGATCAGGACCGTCATTCCCTCTCTCCTTTCGTTGGTGCCCCTTCTCATCCGGCTCACGGGACGGCCTCGGGGCGCGGTGGTGGGACCTTGGGCCCGGGTATCTCCTACGGGCTCACCGTGCGTCCATTGCCACGCAAGGCCCCACGGGCGGCGGGATCGCCTACCATCCGGCTCCCCTCCCTCGGCGTCTCCCGGCCTTCACGGGCTGGCAACATCTCGGGGATCCCCGGCTTTTCAGCCGCGCCGCCTTTCTCGTTTGGTCCCTTGATCTCACGGGCCCTCTCCTGGCGAACAATCCGAAGCCGGACCATCGCCGCTCCGATGTTCATGTCCTCTCCTTTCTTTTTGTGTGATTTGATCATGGTGGAGGGTACGATAATGCCCCGACAATAATCTGTCAAGGGAAAATTCTTGACACGGTGATTTTTCTGTCGTAGGCTTTCCTCCCATGAAGAAAAAACTATTCTCCCCCACAGAGCGCAAAGCCTTGATGGACGCTGGATTCCCGCGTCAAACCGTCCTGAATTGGGAGAATGGGGCACAGCCCCGGGCGGGGAATCGCTATGCAATCAAGCTCATCCTCAAGCGCGATATAAAATTCAAGAGAAATCGAAAGAAATCACATGGAAAAGTAGCCTGACGTTGCGCGACATCCGGATCAACCTGGGACTTCCAGACCATCCCAAGGTTCAGAAATTGGAGAAGAAGTGCGGGGCAGGGGCCTTCAAGTGCCTCGTTCGATTATGGACGTTCTGTGCCGTCTCAAAGCCCACCGGAAAGCTCATCGGAATGTCCCTTGGTGACATAGAAATGGCCGCGCGGTGGGAGGGGGAGCCTGGGGCCTTCGCCGCGGAGCTGCTCGACATAGGATGGCTCGACGCGGAGGACGAGGGGTATCTGTCGATCCACGATTGGCAGGAGCATCAGCCATGGGTATTCAACTCCAAAGAGAGATCGGAAATGGCCCGGAGGGCGGTGCAAACCCGATGGGGGAAGCAGAAGCCGGGGGTGAAAGCCCTCGGCCTCGGCTGCGCGGTGCAGGGGTGCGAGAACCCCGTTGAGAAGCATATCGACGGGGTGGGGTATTGCGGCAATCCTACCCACAAGCATAAGCCGATAGGGGGAGGGTGATGATCGACATTGATCCCGGGTCGTTCGTTCTTGGGATGGCATTCGCGTTGGGGTGTCTGATTCTTCTTGGGTGGGCTGACTCCAAGTGGGGGGGATGATGGACTACGGAGAATACCGTGATATCGCTCACAAGCTGGCAGCGCGCCGGTCGCCCGGGACCCCGGAGGGGGATCTTCTCAAGGCGGTGATGCAGCGGTTGTGCTACCTCCCCGGGGTGGATCCGATCCGGATGAACACCGGGGCCCTCATGGCGGTGGGGCAGGGGGGGAAGCAGCGGCCGGTGAGGTACGGCTACCCCGGGATGGCCGATATCTATTGCAGGGTGTTCATCGGGACCCGTTGCCGGCCACGGTGGGAAACCCTTTGGATCGAGCTCAAGGCGAAATCGGCACAGAGCGCGGCCCAGGTCGCCTTCCAGGAGAAGGTGGAGCGGTGGGGGGATCATTATATCCTCGCCCGGAACGTCGACGAGTGCGTCAACGCGATTACATATCTTCGGAGTAAAATTCAGGCCCCGGAAGGTGGGGGAGCGTGAGAGAGCCCGTCAAGGAAATCGAAGTGGCTCGGGCCGTGATCGTTTACCTGAACGACCTGAAATGGGAAGTTTTCCAGGAAGTGACCGGCGCCGGTGGCCGTGCCGATATCGTGGCCCGTCAAGGTTCAATCTTTTGGGTGATCGAGGTTAAGACCAAATTCGGGCTTCCTGTGATCGGACAAGCGAAGGGGTGGGTGCCTCATGCTCACCTGGTCAGCGTGGCGACTCCTTCCTCCCCGGGAGAACTCGGGAAAGACGTTTGCCGTCTGTTCGGTGTCGGGATCCTCTCGGCCAGCGGCACTTACAGCGACGGCAGCGGGACAACGGAGATTCTTCGCCCTCGGTTGAACCGGAAACCATGGAAGCTCCCGATGCTGTGCGAGGAACACAAAACCTATGCGGAGGCGGGAACCAACGGCGGCGGGTATTTTACACCGTTCAGGCGCACGATCCGGCTTGTGGAGGAACAGGTGCGCCTACATCCGGGGATCACGGTCAAGACTCTCGTGGACATTGTGGATCACCATTACGCCAGCGACTCGACGGCTCGGCAATGCCTTGCGAAATGGATCATGGGAGGCGAGATCCCCGGCTACACGGTTCAATACGAGGGGCGAAAGAATGTCGTAGTGAAGATCGAAAAACCAGAGGAAGGAGAAGGCACATGATACCGGAAACGGGGTGGGTGACGGGCTTGGTGGTCGCCTTTTTAACGGGTGCGGTGATCGGCGTGGCGGCAGCGTACAGCGTTTTGTCCCGGCGCTTCGAGCGGAAGGTGAAAAGCATCATCCGGATCGCCAAGGCCCGGGAGGAACGGGTGGTGGGAGTCCTCAAGACGGGGAGGGGGATGGCCCCCGGGCCTGTTCTCCAGGGGCCATACTCGAACAACTGACCAAGTGACCAAGGCTTCACTCTACTCGCGTCCCATGATTTCCGCAAGGTAGTGCTCGTTCGACGTTTCGAGGGCTCGGTACAGGTCAAGCTCTCGGTGGTCGCACAGGTGCCGGATGTCGGTGAGAATGTCAACGATATCCTCGGTGGTCAGGATCCTCTCGTCGTTCCGGTAGGCTCCCCGGATCGCCTTCTCGGCTTTGTCGGCCCGTTTCACGTTCGGGTGCGGTCGTTTCAGGTTGAGTCCCATCTTCTTTCTCCTTTCAGTCGGTGTCCTCCGTCATGGCGTAAGTCCGTTCTGACCCGCATTTCGGGCAGCAGATCCAATTATATTCAGGCCAATCCATTTCCTTTTCGGCTTCCGCAGCCGAAACGTCCCAAATGTGGTCGCAGGACTCGCATCGGGCGGTGTAGCCGGTGGTGTTCTCGGCGTCGATTGCCATGTCAGTCCTCGATGAAATCATGGTGGGTGCGGGTGAGGATCTTCGGCTCGAAGTAGACCCGGATGTACTCTACCCGCTCGTCGGTGGTCGGGATATCCACCCCTTCCTGCACTTCCCCCAGGGCTTTCCGGAACAGGTTGACGGCTTCCCGCTGCGTCCTCGCCTTCACCGTTCCGCAGACCTGTACCACGGTCCGGTCATCCCCCGCCGTGAAATGGTACTTTTTCGTCGCTGTTGCCATTGTGGTGCTCCCTCCGTGGTCAGGCTCATCAGCGCCCGGGGACCATGCCGGACGGACAGGGAGCCCGTACAGGCGCCCCCCGTTTCGCCTATTTCTGTGCGGCCTCCTTCTCGGCCATGGTCGGAGCGCCCTTCTTGGTGCGCATATGCTTTTCCCGGAGCCCCTGGGGTGACTTGGCAAGGTCGTTTGACGTTCCCCATGGGCGGGTTTCGGGTTCGACCGGCAGCGTGTCGATCCTTGCGTATTCGTCCCGGATGTACTTCTTGAACCGCTTGGTTGCCTCCTTCGGCATTTCCTCCCCGGCAGAATCCCGGAGCAGTTCGTAGTACCGGATCCCTCCGGCGGTAGCGTACGACCGGGACGGGACGAGGACGGTAGGGGGATCTCCCTTCTTCGACTTCCAGACGGTCACTCCCACCAACTTGAGCCCCGCAAGGAGCCCTTCCTCGAAATGGATCTCTACGTCGGCCAACTTGGAAGCCGGTGTCCCGCCATGATTCAGGACGAAATGCACTCTCATTGTGTTCCCCTCTCTGCGCGTGTCGGATGCGCGCCCCCCGGATCGTGTGCCTATTCCTCGGTGAATTGTCCACAGGTGCAGCCGTCGATGACGCATCCTACGGGATCCAATACCACCCCGCTTTCGTGGGCAGTAATCGAATGTCCACAGGTGCAGAGGGTATCCTCCGGGTTCTCGGGGTTGGTTACTCCGGTGAATTCGATCCCGTCAGCGATGGCGGCTTCCTCCAAGTCCATACAGGTGGAGCAGAGGACGGCGAACCGCTGTTCCATGGGATCCGTGACGAAAACCGGGACTCCGATCCCGGTCCCGGTCTGCATCTCGTCGCAGGATCCGCAGGTGAGGGACTCCCCCCGGCCAAGAATCAATTCGATTCTCATGGGGTGCCTCCGCAAAGCAGGGATTCGATCTCCCCACCGATGGTCCCGGGCTCCTGGTCGGCTTCCGGCTGCAGGGGATACCGCTCCGGGAACACCTTCGACAGCGCCTTTTCCCCGAAGTGAAGGTCCCGCTCGATCCGCAGCCCGAAGCGCAACCGGACGGAGGACAGTTCCGACAGGGAGAAATAGCCCAATTCCTTCTCCTGTATCACACAGAGCCCGAAGAACAGGTCCGTCCCGTCGAATTCGGTGGCGTACCACGTTCCCGCCCCGCAGGGGTTGAAGAACTTGACCCGGATGATGGGGTCCGGGTCCTTCTCCGTGGAGTACAGGGGCGGGAGCCTTTTCTTGATTTCCTTCGTCAGTAGCATCATGTCCAATCTCCTTTGTCTCGGAATGAGAAGTATTCTCCCGTCGATCCGATGATTACATGGTCAACGACCGGGATCCCAAGGATTTCCCCGGCCTTGCGGAGCCGGTTCGTTACCTCCCGGTCCTGTCCGCTCGGGGAAGGGTCCCCGCTCGGGTGATTGTGCACGATGAGGATGGCGGCAGCGGATCCCGCCACAGCGGCCTTGAAAACCTCCCTGGGGTGGATGAGGGAGCCGTCGAGGATCCCGATGCTGATTACTTCCTCGGCAATCACGCGATGTTTTACGTCGAGCAGCAGCACGATGAACGCTTCCCGGTCCCGGTCGGCGTACCCTTGCCGGACGAGGTACTTCGCCACATCCCCGGCGTCCCGGAACGGATCCGGCACGGGGCCGTCCTCGCGTACCATCTGCCAGCGGATCCGGCTCATGGGTTCAGTCCTTTCTTGGAGTAGCGGGGCGAGAAGTGATTCAGGAGTTTTCCCGTTTTCCGGTCGAGGTTCCTTTGGATCCCGAAAACATCATGGGAGAAGTTGAAATCATCGGCGTTGAGAAGGTCGAGCAGCCGCAGGGGATTCCCGTTGCAATGGCAAGCCGTCAGATCCATCCGGGCATTGCTTCCCTCGTAGACCCACCCGCCGCTGATCGCCGCCTTGATGGCGCGGTTTGCGATTTCTTCGATGAGCGCATAATCTTCCTTGGTTGCGTCGAATCGGACGGTCATGGTTGTGCTCCTTCCTTTTGGTCGAGGATGAGGGCTTCGGCTTCGAGCCGGTCGAGGGTTTCGCAACAGGTATCACAGCGGCAATCCCAAGCCTCGGTCCATTCCCGGTCGTTGTGGGCTTCCCGGGAGAGCCCATCGGGCAGGGAAAGGAGCCCGAAGGCTCCCCCCCACGCGATAGCGGCGGCACAGACGATCTTGAGGAAGGTTTTCATATCCTTTCCCACACACGGGACACCATCCCGTCATTGAGGGTGCGCTCCATCTCGAATTCGATGATGGTGCA